AATCTCTGCCATGGCCTGCTTCTGGCGGCGAACCCATGCCTTAGCGAGCGCTTCCTGCGCTTCCTTGGCTTCGGCTTCAGCCTTCTCCTTCTCCCGCTTGGCGATCACCTGGTTGGCCTTCCACTCGGCAAGCGCATCGAGATATTGGTCATCCGATGCAAACTTGTCGCGGGAGGGCCGAGGCTCTTCCTTGATGGGATCCGGGCGGGCTTGAAGCTCCTTGATGCGCGTTTCCAGCTCTGCGGCCCGGCGCTCCGCGGCATCGGCTTTCGCCTTTGACTCGTTGCGCTGGTTCACAAGCTCAGAAATGCGCTCTTGGAAACCCTTTTTCTTGCCGTCTTTGCGGTTGTCCTCGGCCTGGGATTCGGTTTTCACCTCTTCCTTCGGCGCCTCCTTCGAGGCCTCCTCTGACGCGGGAGCGGGCGGCGAGTACATGGCCGCAATGGTTTCGCTAGTCGTTGTCACGATGTTGCGACCTGCGTTTCGTGCAGGGGTCGATTCAGCCGATTTGCTGGCTTCAGACATGGGCGTAACGTGCTCCGTCGGAATGAAAAAAGGCCCCGTAGGGCCTGTGCGTGGCTCTTAACGCGAGCTAGGCGGGTTCGTTGTGCGGAGGACGGTCCTTCGCCAACTTGATATCGGTGTGGGCGTCCAAGATGGCCTCGAATCGATCCTCCTGGACCTTCATCGAGTCCACCGTCAGCCATGTGCGGTTGTCGTCGGTGTTCCGCTCGTTGGCCGCATGCTCCTTCGCCAGAGTCCGGCGGTTCTCGCCGTCCTGCTGGATCTGGGTCTTTTGAAGCTCCACGTGGCCCCACAGTTGATCGGAGGCCAACTTCCCTTGTTGTTTGACCTGTTCGCCGAAGACGTGGGCCTGCTTCTCCATGGCAAGTTGCTGGGCTTGTTGCTGGGCCTGCTTGAGCTGCGCCATGAGGGCCATGATGACGTGCTTGGCTTCGTCCGGGAGGTCCTTCGGAAGCTGCTTTTCCATCTGCGCCATGGGATTGGCCGCTGCGAGTCGATCTGCCACAGCCTCAATACCGGGGATGTCGAACTGCTTCACCACCAGATCACCCGCAACCGCCCCGATCTGCTTTCCAAGTTCGGTCTTGAGCATCTCCAGCATTCCAGCAGCGGCCTCTTGTCTGCGGGTCTGATACCCAGGGCCGGTGTCCATCACCACGTCGTAGAGACCCACCCGAACGTCGTTCAAGACCTTCTGAACGGCGCCCATCTCATCAAGTTGTCGTTGGTTCAGGGTGACGGACTCGGGTTCTCCGTCCTCACCGATGATCCGAACGACCCGCTGGGTGTCGTAGTAGTAGGGGATCAGGTCCAGCAGGATCTTTCCGATATGCCGGATCGAGCGGGTGAGGTTGTCGTAGAAGTGGAAGTTGGAGAGGTCCGACTGCCGCTGACGGCTGTCCACCATTCGGCCCGAGGTTTCATTGCCTTCAGCCCCAAGCGCGGGGTCGAACATGCCCGCAACGGCCTTCAGGTCCTCGCTGGCGGCCATCGCCGCATTCACCTGGGCCGCGGGGATCTGCTGGGGCTGCTGTCGAATCGGAGGCGGAAGAGCATTCCCCTGGTCGTCAACGATGGGCTTGTATTTGAGGCGAGAGAACGAACGGTTGTTCGCGGTCTCCCACTCGTCTTCCATGCCCTCGTCTTGACCTTCGGCCATGAGCCAGGGAGCCTTAGGGGCAAGCGCAACAACCTCGGTCTCGGAGGTCCGCCAGAAGTTGTACATCTTCTGCGGATCCTTCAACTGCCGGGTCATGCCGAAGCGCCGGACCTTTCCATCAATGACCAGCTCGGCCCCGTACACCGGGACCACGGGGATGTACTTCCCCTTGAGATCGATGGATTCGAGTTCTTCCTTGGCGGTGATCTTGGACCACTTGATAGCCCGACGCATAGACTCACGCTCTGCAGCGATCAGGCCGGCGTTCTTGTATTCCTGGTATGCCTGGAACTGGCTCTTCCAGTATTTCCGCCCGTCCGTGGTCATGCACAGCATGTCGGGGGTCTCGACCACCCGGTAATACTGGGCGACGGTGATCTCTTCCTTCGTCGCCCACAGGGGAATGTCGTCGCCCTCCCCCATGGCCTTGAAGTCAACAGGATCCGCTTCGGGATATTGCTGCTTGAAAGCCTCCCGCTTCATCCGCTCGGTGATGATGCACCACTCAGCATCGGAACCGTCCGGAGAGACCGAGCTTGGGTCGAAGTACACCGAAAACGGGTTTCGGATCCGGTCAATGTATAGCTCTTGGTCGAAGCTGTCGGGGGAGATGTAGTCGGAGCGAACGAGGATGTAGCCCCAGCCCATCCGCACCTGATAGTCGGCGGCGGTGTCGTAAGCGAGATCCGCGTTCGAGTTGATCTCGATGTGCCGGATCAGGCCTTGAATGACATCCGCGACCTTCTCGTCTGCGCCATCGGACACCGGATGCACCTTGATCCGGGGGCGCTGCTGGCGCATGTTGTTGACGACCGCGCGAATGAACGTGTCCGTCTTGTTGATCGTCAGGCAGGGGCGCTTGTCGAGCTGCCGCTGCATCCGGATCTCATCAGGCCACTGTTCACCCGAGGCAAACTTCAGGTCCTCAATCGCGAGGGCGCGGTTCTCCCCGTCCGCATCGACTGAGAGTTTCAGGCGCTTGCGGGCTTCTTCGATGACGTTCATCTCAACCCATCCAGCCTGAAGTGCTGGTCACAATCCGAGGCTTGGACTGCTTCTTCTCTTGAGGGACGGACTTCACGAGACCCGGGAACAGCTCCGCTAGCACCCAGAACCATGCGTCGGCCCGGTTCGGGCTGTTCTCGCCCAAATAGCCGTAGGTGCTGAATGCGGTCATCTCGTCTTCCAACTCTCTGAACTCGCCTGCGTGGCGGATCTTTCCTTGCTCGTACAAAGCACTGAAGGGCTCGGCTCGCTGAACCTTGCCCCTCGATGCAGTGACTTTCTTGACCGATGGCCGAACACTCTCGGCCGAAGCTGCGGAACGGATGGTCTGAAGCACCATCTCGCCCCCGTAGTTCGTTTCACCGACGATGCAATCACCGTCGTGTCGCTGCCAGGCGTTCACCGCGATCCGACCCCACGTAGCCGGGCCAGCCTTGACCGTGCAGTCTTCCAATAGATACGCGTTGCCGTCAGTGCCAAGACCGCCCACCACAATGCCAATCGCATCGTTGTCCGCGTTGTCCACATCCCCCGACCCGGACGGGTCAACACCGACCACCACACGCACCATGTCAGGCAGCGAATCTGTTCGCCAACGGTCCACGGTCTCGGGCGGGAACAACTGGTTCGGCGTCGCATCGGCGAACTCGCCTTTGAGGAAGCGCTTCTGAAGCCTCGCGCTCATCCCCTGGAGGGTGGCGAGGTAGTTCGCGCTCAGGTTCTCCGCGTTGTCCTGCGGGTTGATCTGGAACGATGCGTAGTCGCCTGGATTTGAGAGCGGCCGGCCAGTCTCAGGGTCTCGCTTCTCGATGAACCGCTTGTAGGTCCAGTGGGCCTTAGAGGGTGGATTGCAGTCGTAATACGCCCGCACCTTCAGCGGCGTCTCTGGCTTGCCCTGAATCTTGGTGTTGACCAGTTGCGCCAGTCGGGTCACAGCAATGTCCACCGACCCCATCGGGATCTGCGAACACTCGTTGAAATACAGCGTGGCGAACTCTTTGCCCAGCACCTTCTCTACGCGCTCTTTGTCATCGAGCCCGGAGAACCAGATTTCGGAATCCTCTGACCCCGTGTGGATCGTGGCGTATCCATCCCCCTTGTGCATCGTCCACCGCACTCCAGGGAACGCCAGCTTCATCACCTTCGGCCACGTGTCCAGGACGATGGATTCGTGAACGTGAAGCGCCCGGAAGCGGAAGATGCCGTGTCGGCTGCCTGGAGCTTTGAGCGCTCGGAACGCGATGTTCCGGCAGTGCAGGAACGTCTTGCCGGAGCGGCTGCCCCCGAAGAGCATGCAGTGAGTCGCCGGCCCGCTCAGAATCGATTGGGCCTGGAGTTGTCGGGCGGTGAGCTGCACTCACAGTGCCTCGTCGTGAGAACTGGCCGTGATATGCACCGGACCGCCGTTGGCACCGGTCAGCTCCTGACTAATGCGCTCGCCGTACCGTTTCGGATCCCACTTCGCCAACAACTTCAGCCGCGTCTCGATCTGGAGCTTTCGATGGCCGAGCATGTCGCCCTTGCGCTTCTCCACCCGGCCGTCGTCCTTCTCGGTGATCTCTTCCCCCATCAGAGGGGTATCGGCGATCTCCAGGGCCTCTGCCGCAATGGCGTCGAATCCCACCTCTCTCGCGCGCGCGAACCGTGCGGCGAAATCTTCGTTCTCAGCCAGCCAGTCGTACACCGTGCGCCACTTGGGCATTCCCTCGTCGCGGCAGATCTGGCGCAGCGGCTCACCTTCAGACAGCCGAGCGCAGATGGCTTCTGCGATCTCTTGGCTGTAGGCCATCACTGCACCACCTTCGGGTCGAACTTGCGCACCTCCGCCACTGCATCAGCGAGCTTTTGTGCGGCGCGCTGTAGGCGGGTGCGCTTGAACTCGGTTGAGCCTGTCTCTTGGTTGGCTGCGTGGAAGCCGAGCCAGGCCATGTAGAACGCTCGTAGGGCCTTCAGCTCTTGACGTTCTAGCTGGGCGTACGGGCTGTGCGGGAACTCGTCGTTGAACGAGGTCATGCCGCCTCCGGCTCTTCCACCCACAGCACGTCCTGCTCGCTGATGAGCACGTACTTCTCACCGTCGATGGTCTCGGTCGGATACTCAAGTTCTCCGAATCGAACCACATCACCCACCTGAACCGTTACCGGCAGGTATTCGCCCGTGGTCTCCATCTTGGTTCCAGGGCCTACCCGGACCACCGTTCCCCTGTTCTCACCTTCGATGGATCCGTCTTTGGCTCGCCACTTGTCGGTCTTCGGCGGCAGGTACAGCCCGAACTTCGCTGCGGAAGGGATGGACGCGTCGAGACGGACGACCAAGCGGTCGCCTAGAGGCTTGAACATGGGAACTCCGTAGAGGATTTACCCCGCGTGACGTGCGGGTGAGCGGTTGGCTCTTACTGAGCCTTGGAAACGGTGTATCCGTTGTCCTGCAGCAGCTTCACAGCCGCGTCAATGGCGTTCTGTCGCTGCTCCAGCCAGGACACGAAGCGGTGAACTTCCTCGTGAACCGTACCGAAGATCTGGCTGTATTCGCGCTCCATGGCGGAGCGGATGTCTGCAAGCGTCATGGATGCTTCCTTTAGGGAGCCCAGGCCGTCAGCAGCTACTGGTTAACTGATGATGGCAACTGCGAGGCTGTGAGGCCCGGGCAAACGAAAAGCCCCTGCGCCATTGCTGACGAGGGGCTGTGTTCTGCTGAGTGACGCGTGGTCACACTACAGGTTCCTGCGACTTTAGCGACATTGCGCCCTTCTGTGTTGTCGCTAAACCCTCATCCATGGCGACGAGAAGCTTTGAGACTGCCTCGTGGAGCCAGCGCTGCCAGCTCCGCAATGACCGCTCGCCGTGTTTCTCGATCAGGATGGATTCGACTTCACGCGCCTGCCATGGCCGGTATGCCCGGATGAGGATGAGCGCGTGTTTTTCTTCAAGCCGGGCAATGGCCGCTTCAAGCTGGTCATGCTCCCACGGCGCTACACCGGTTGGTTCATAGCTCCTGGCCTGCTGAGGAATGCCTTCCTTGAGCATTGGGCAGATGGTGTACCACCCGATCATCTTGGATTCTCGGCGCACGCAGGACTGCCCCCAGCGCCACAACATCTCGTCTAGCCACTTGGGCTGAATCAGCGCTCGCCTGGACATTCCGCCTTCTCCACTACTCGAAGCACCCTTAGAGCACCTTCTACATCCCGAACCGTTGCGACTGGGCCGCCTGTCCATGTGCTCATGAACTTCTTTTGGTCGTCGGTGTGGCGGTTCTTGCCCTTGGGGTTCTTGATCTCGATGCAGATCGTCTGCCCCCGGTATCCGGCCAGGACGTCAAACGGCCATTTGATGTGCCAAACGACAGCCCCCGCCTCGCGCAGCGCATCCACGATCTCCTGCGAGTTGGCGTCGGATTTGGCGGCCCAGCGCACAGTTCAGAATTGGGCGACAGCCACAACCACCATCTTCAAGTCGCGGATTCGCGCCGGCTCCAAGAAGATGTCACGGCCGAACTTCTCGGCTTGCTTCTTGTCCACCACGGTCTTGCGGTAGTCGTTGTGCTTGCCGAGCAGGTCAGCGATGGGCACTTCGAAGAACAGCTCTTGGTCGGTAAGGTCGGTCAACTTCTCGTCGCCAGAGTAGAGAACGCGCTTTTCGAGCGGGATGTTCTCGTTCGGGTCGGCGATGAAAACTTTGACGATACGTGCTGCCATCTTTTGCTCCTGTGGTTGAACTGCCTGTTGCTGTTGCATCAGGATTTGGTTGAGAAACGGGGCGGCCTTGAGATTGGCGCCCGAGTCCATGAAAAGCTGACTACCAGACGTGGACGTGCTCACATAAGCCGAACTGGTGATGGTCGGCATCTCGTTCATTTGATCCTCTCTTTCCAAAAGTCCATTTCCATCCGCACTTCCTCGGCCCGCTCCCGGAAGAATCCCTCCATCGCCAAGTCAGCGTGCTTCTGATCCACTTCCCCACGCTTCATTCGGATAGCGAGTCTTCGAGCCATGCACTCGAAACACCCGAGGTCGTATGCGGGGTACATCGGGTCTTTGTGGGCTTCGATGCAGTATTGGCAGCTCACAGGATCACCGTCGCGAAGATGAAGCCGACAAAGAAGCCCAGCACTCCACCTGTCACGAGGAATGTCCAGCGCTCGGGATAGATGTTTTCGTGTTCCATCACAGGCCCCTCAGCTTTGCGGCCATTCCAAACTCAGGCGGACTTGGGCAGATCGTGACCTTGGCTTTGGAATAGTCCGCAGGCGTAGAGGCGGTCCACGGTGCTTTGCCGTAGTGCTTCACCGTCACGCCGACTTCCTTGGCTTCTGCCTTCTTCGGCTCAGGCTTTGCTGGCTTGCTGGCCTGCTTGGCTGCCCTTAGAGCTGCGCGCTTTTGCTTCACCCGCTCATGGCTGGTGTTGCGGTGCTTCTGGCGCTTCTGCTGCTTGATGATGACGAGGGCTCGGCGGTAGACATCGGCGTCTTCTTCTCGGAGGAAGAACCGACGTTCCGACCGATACCCAACCGCGATGATCTTTCCCTCGCCCGCCATAACAGCAGCGTTGGCCATGAGGGTGATGCGGGGCCACTCGGGCATGTCATCTGCAGACATCCCCTCAGGTCGAGACGCGAGTTCGCGGATGCGCGGGCGCATGCCGGTGTAGGTCTTCTTCATTGCTTCTCTCCTCGGTACACCACGGCGCGCCTAACAAGACCCTGCTCCTTGAGAAGGGATAGCGCGTTTTGAAGCGAGCGCCGATTGGCCGCGAACTTGACCACCATGTCGTCCAACGACAGCTCCTCGTTCGGATTGGCGGTGAAGAACTGCACCAGTCGCTGTTTGAGTCCGGTGCGGGCTTTCATGCAACCTCCAAGCTGCGGCGCCCCGTCACCCAACCATAAAAGCTATATCGCCTGCTCGCGCCAATCGGCCGCAGTGCCGCGTAGTCCCTCGCCTCCATCCACACCAGCGCCTCGAAGACTTCCTCAGGCGAGGAGCCGAGGTATTCAGCGATGTCCGCCCCGCTCTGGGGCTCGTTGCAGAGCATGGAATGCGCCGCATCAACAAGGCGCGGCTTCATTTCTTCTTCCTCTCGATCTCGTCACGCTGGCGCTTCAGTTCCTCCATTACCTCCTTGGGAGGCTTCCGAGAGCGGCGCTGCTCGGCGAGCTTCTTGCGAACTTCGGTGTACTGGCTCATGTCACGCCCTTGATGGCTTTGAGCTTTTCCAGGATCTGCGGGGGTGGAGCTACGCGCTTGTGCCGCTCCTGCTCGGCGAGGTAGCGCTGAGTCTCGGCAGCGCCGCTGTGCGCAACTGTTTGCGATTGCGCTGGCTTGCGAGAGGGCGCAAACAGCCCCTGGTATCCGCCGGCGATTGAGTGCTCAATGACCTCCTTCGGCGTGAAGCCTTGAGCCCTGTACTCGGCCAGCTTCTGAAACTGCATCTGCGCCCCGCGCTCCGTGATGGCCTTCTTCCTGGCCGCGCGGTCTTCGCACCAAAGCGCCCAAACCTCACGCGGCACGTCTGCCGGGAGATCCATGAACTTCGGGTCAAAGGCCGCGCGCTTGCGCGCTTTAACGTCTTCGAATACGTCTCCGTCTCCGAATACGTCTAGGTGCGCATCTGCTCGCGGTTGTGCACACTTGTTTTCAGGTGTTGGCAACGGGAATTTGGCCTCGGACCTAGCCACCCAGCGCGTATCCCGCATCTGCAAATAGGGCTTGCCTTCGTGTGTGTAGAGAGCGATCAGACCGGCCTTCTCGCACGCAGCGATCCAACGGGAGATGTCGGCCTCACGCACACGGTCAACCCGTAGCGGATAGAGGGACGAGCGCAGGATGGATGGCCGAGCGTCGTAAAGCCCATGGTCATCCACCTTACTCATCAAGCGGCGGTAGAACACCTCGGCGGCAGCGTCGAGCATGTCTACTCGCTCGCTGGTCAAGATGCCCTCCCGCAGCAGTCTTGCAGGCATGTCAGGCGGCCACCGCTCGCTTAGAATTGGAGCTGTTCACCTTCTTGGCCCCGCTAGTCGGGGCCTTCTTTTGCCCGAGGATGTGCTGAGAGACGATGTCTCGGGCCTCCGACAGAAGGTGCGACTGATCCGTGATCTGGATCGTGGCCGTGTTCTGCTTCCTGTAGTCGAATGCTCGGAACGCGCGGACGAAAATGTCCAGGCTCTGCGAGTTCACCGTTCCGCGCGCCTGCTGACGGTTGAGCGCCTTGATGATGGGCGACATCGCGTCATAGTCCGCATGGTTCAAGGCGTGGTAGGACAGCAGAACGTAGTCCCGGTCGCCGCCGCCGAGCATGCGCAAGATCGCCGCCGCGCGGATAGACGCGGCACTCCATGTCTTAGAGACAGTGGGGCAGTAATCCATCAGATCGGCATAAGACGCCTCGATGGCCTGCGCGAAGGGACGCAGATAGCTGGGCGTCACGGCGGAACCGCGAGCCGCGTCAATCAGCTTCACGACGATGAAGCGAGCGACAGAAGCACAGCCCTGCGAGATCTTCAGCACATCGGCAGCGGAGCGTGGCGTCGAGAGCGTGTCGATCACGTCAAACGCCTCCGGCGGCAGGCCGCGCGTCACCAGCATATCGACCGCGAATGAGTCCGGCATCAGCGAGACGGCCAACAGGCGATGCTGACCGTCAAGAAGAACGCCATTCGTCGAGAACGCGATACCCTGGTGGGTTTGCTGGTACTCGCCGCGCTGGAACGCGGCCTTCAGCGCATCGACCTTGCTGGGGCGCACTGGGCGGTTGCCAGTATTACGCTTCAGCCAGTCGCGGGCGAGCGGCGGAGTAATGCGAACGATCTTGGTTTCCAAAGTTCAACCTTCCATTTCGCTGACTTGTTGAAGCGCGCCGAACAGTTCGCCGAGCACATCGCGCTCAGCAGCCGTGAACGACTCTTGTGCACGCAGCGCCGTCAGCGTTAGGCGCGCGTAGGTGGAAAGCATCGAGACGCCGCGCTCTTGAGCGGCCTTAATCTCTTCAAGGCGCTTTTTGTCGGCCTTGGTGATCTTCTTGGCGGGGGCGACCTTCTTCGCCTCGCGAAGCATGAAAGCCGTCGTCACCTCGCCGGCCGTCGCCTTCGCAGTAGCGACCGCAGTTTCGAAGTGCTCGGCCGGCATCGCGGCGAGCTGCTGGTAGCGGCTGGACTCGTCGCGCGTGAGACCCATGTCCGATAGGGTCGGCTTGTCAATGTCGTATCGTTCGACATTCACGCCGCGGGTTGCGCGCTCACCGGCGTCAGCCGTCGCCTTCAGCAGCTCTCCGCAGCGCCGCTCCGCCCTCACCTTGATCTCGGTGGCGTACTGGATCAGCTCCGAGTCCTTGGCTTGGCGAGCGTAGGCAGCCATGGCCTCGGCCTTGTCGCGGATGTCCTTCACCTCGTCCACGCGGTGGGCCTCGGCCAGCGCAGTGCGCGCGGCCTCATAGCGGATCAGTTGGGTCACGCTTTCACCTTGCGTTGATTGATCTTGCGCAGGACGTTGATCTGGTCGTCTACGGATACCTTGCGGATGAAGGACTCGTCTCCGTCTTGATCTCGGATGGGGCGCAGCTGATCGTCATATGCGGTGCCGCGTGTATCCACATCGCCGTTGTTCCACATCACAGGGCTGGGAAACTCAATATCCCAATCCTGGCGATCCGGGTTCCATTTGATGACGCGGCAGACCTTCCCCAAATTGGCGGGGAGAAACGCCCGGACCAAGACCGCCAGATCACCGGGCTTGCAGTTCATGCGGTCCTCCGTTGATAGCCAGTCGAAGCCGCAGGGTGCTGAACGTGCTCGCGGCGGAACTCGCTTTCGAGCCTGTCCATCAGCCCCGTGACGTCTAGTTCGTACTGAATGGGTGTCCAGTTCCCGCACAGCCTCATCAGCTCCAAGCGCTTGGCCGTGGGGAAGTGAGCGGTGCCCTTGCGGATGCGGGACCAGTGGCCCTTGTCGATGCTTAGCGCGGAGCAGATGTATTCGTCCTTCAGCCGCGACAGGTCGATGCACAGATTGATCGCGTCCATCTCGTCGTGGCACATGCGGATCAGCCGCCAGTCGATGAAGACCGGCTCTCTGACTTCACACACGCCGCCGAAGTCGCGTTGACCTTGGTTGAGGTCGGTTGACTGCGGTTGACGGTCCTCTGTCTTGAGAGAGCCGCGAAGGGAATACAGACTAGAGCCCATGGACATCACCATTTGCGGCTCAGCCGCGCAGTACGAAGAAAAGGCCGTGCGCGTCCTCGCGTCGCCCAAGGGCACGAGGCCCAACCCGCCGGAGGGAGGAAGCGGGGGAGACAAGCAAAGAACGATAGCTGACGCGTACTGCACGGACGCGCACGGAACGGGGATGGGTGCCGGCCTCGTCCTTCCACAGACGCTTGCCTTGGTGAATCTCACTAGACATGGTGAGGCCGGCTTTGAGGGTTACTCGTCGCCGCTTTGGACGAGTTCGCAGCGTAAGAAGACCGTGCCGCCTTCCGTCCACCGTGTGATCTTCGTCGGAATCGGCTTTGCCGCCTCCTTCACCAACTCCTTCTGTCTTTCGATGAAGGTGTTGTATTCAGACTTGGTCTTGATCTGGCGGCAGTCGGCTTCTGTCACTTCCTTGCAGGTGAGCGTCGGCAGATCAACGACCAACCGATGGTCGGCGGTTTCGAAAATCCAGTTGTCAACGAGCTTCCTGCGTTCCTTGCTAATTGATCGCGGCGCTTCCAATTTGCAACCCAGCGCAGGGATCGGATCCAGGGAGTCGAGGGAGAGGATTTGGCGCATTGCGATGCTCCTATTTGCGGTCAGCGATGGCGATGGCAGCCGCAGCAAGCAGCGTGATCGCGCCGAAGAAGGCCACAAGCCCCAACGGGAACCAGAACGGCGTCAGCACCCAGAACCACGACCAGTCAATGACATGGCACACCTTCAAGACAACGAAGACGATGCCCAGAAGCATCGGGAAGGTGATGCGCATGCGCTACTCCTTGTTGGGGTGGGTGGGTCAGGCGGAGGTTTGCTCGCGAAGAACAGCCCACGCCACATCGGGGCGCAGTTGCTCGCAGGTGACGATCAGCGAGGGGTCGCCACGCTCGGCCGCGATTTCACGGGTGCGGGCTTCGATGCGGGGGCAATGCTCAGCAGGGAACTGCCGATCCGTGCTGAACCAGGGCCAGACGTTCCGCCGGTCGGCGTAACCCAACACGGAGGCGAATGCGGCCTGACCGCCAAGCACGTCAGCCGCTCGTCGAAGAGCGGCCTTTTCGGGTGTGACTGCATCGCTCATGCACCCAGTCTAAGCGCAGTAGACCTTGGAAGTCAACAGCAGTTAGACGCTCTATTTCCGGGTGATCTACCGTGTGGCATGCCAAAACCGAAGCGAGACCCCGAGCTGGAAAAGGCTGCGCAGGAGCTGCGAAAAGCCGATGGGGCCGCATTGGGTATGCGCCTTCGCGCCGCAAGAACGTCCGCTGGCGAGACGCTGGAAACCGTGGCACGCAAGATGACCGACGCAGGCATCCCGGTCGGGAAGGCGGCCGTTGGTCATTGGGAGACGGGTCACTCGCTCCCGGACGCACTCCAAATCCGCCGGCTGGCTAAGATCTACGAAACGACCACGGATGCACTCCTCTGGGACGACGCTCTGTCTATGGAGGCAATCCGTTTTGCCGTTCAGTTCGATGCCTTGAGCGAGAGCAACCGCCGCAAGTTCGCCGCTATGTGGCTCGCCTACTTCGAAGAGGCGAAATCCGACGAGGAGGTGGCGCAGCATCTGCCGGCCGCGCCTGGGCCTACAAAGATTGCCGAGGAGCGACGCCCCATCCCAGACCGCCAGTTGGACGCAACCAGGCGCCCAAAGAAGGAAGACAAGCCGGCCGCAAAAGGCCAGCGGCGCCCGCGGAGGAAGGAATGAGGCAGCCCTATGTCTTGGTCCCCGATGTTGTTTCGCATGACACGGTGGAGTGCCTCAAGACTCTACTGGCGCAGGCCAAGAGGGGTGAGCTGATTGGACTAGCTTACGCGGGGATGCTCAAACGCAAGGGGTACATCGTAAATACCGCGGGCGAGGCGCACGCCAGCCCAACCTTCGCGCGCGGCATGGTGGCTGCGCTCGATGACCAGTTAGCCGGCCGCGTGCGTGGCGGGCACGACTAAAGAGGAACTTGCATGCGTTATTGGTCGTTGGTCGCTGTGGTTGCGTTGGCTGGGTGCTCGTCAGTCAGCCCCGTGGTTCCAACCGGTAGGGACACCTACATGGTTGGCTCAAACGCTCGCGGTGGCTTCACCAGTGATGCCGAAGTAAAAGCGCTCGCAATCAACCGCGCCAATGAATTCTGTGCCGCACAAGGCAAGCGCGCCCAGGTCCTGACAAGCAGTTCCAGCGGCGTACAGATGTGGACGCCCCAGAACGCGGAGGTCCACTTCTCCTGCATCGATCGCTAGCGACTCCGCTCGCCGCTACAGCAGCCCGCCTCGCGCGGGCTTTTTTGCGCCCATCCCATCGCTGTTACAAAAATCTTGTCTAACGGCTGTTGACTCTGATGTCTACGCGCCTTAGACTGGATGCATCCGAGATCGACAACCACCCCACAGGAGATCGAGATGAGCGCAATGCAACGAGTGGCCCGTAAAGCAAAGCACGACGGCGCATGGCTCTTCGCGGCCTGTGAGTGCTGCTACAGCGGGCGTTCGTACTGGTCCCTGCGTGATCGCAAAGAGCAGTGCGCCGCCTGATCCCACCCCACAGGAGCAGACACATGAGCGCAATCCTCGAAGCAGCGAACGACGCCAGGTCAACCATCCGCTATGAGGTGGTGGAGATGGCGAACAAGCTGGCTCGGCTTGATGTGGATCCGGAGGAAGTCGCTGCTGTGCTGGATGCGCTGCGAGAGGGTGTTCT